TTGTTTTCATAAGGATCAAGGTCATCAATTGCAATCATGCAATCAACACCACAAACTAGCTCAAAAGCTTCTGTTTCTTCTACTGCGCTTTTCTTTTTTGCCATGATTAGTCCTTCATCCAATTTTCTGCGTGGTTTTGCAAATAAAATTTAGCAGCCTCATACTGCTCATCTGTGACCATTGCAGAGGGATTACCAACTGGTTTTCCATTTACCCTGGCCATTACTATAGCAACACAATTTTGAGTAAACTCTGCTCTGCCTTTGTAGTAAGCATTTTTTGCAGCTAGATCATTTTCTTTTCGCTCAGTGAACTCTTCTAAAGAGCAATCAATCATGGCTGCTATAGATGTGTCATCCAAGCGAGCAGCACTTCCAACCTCGATCTTCTTTAGAAGTTCTGGAGGAAGAATCTTTGGTAGCAGTCTTTTCTTTGGTTTAGCCATGTCTTCATAATATCATTAGAAGAGTTGGCGATCAATCATCAAAAAATCTTCATAGCTTTAAGTAAGCAGACAGCACCGATTTGTTTGCTGACTGCTTCTTTGTCAAACTTCCCATCAGCAACATACTTTCCCTTCTTGTAGTGACTGGTGAAGGACCACAGGTAAGGGCTTTTCACTTCAGGATGGTACTGACGATACCCATACCCGTTATAACCCTCTAAAAAGAACAGGGTGGACGGCAGGGAATAGTCTTTCTTGTTGGCTTGTCCTGTGAGCTTGAGAGCATCAATAGCTGATTCTTCCCATGTGTAAGGAGGATTCTTTTGTGGAATCCTGCCTTTTGGAACTCTCACAGTTCTTCCATTTAGAGAGTCACCATTATGCAAATGCCCACTAAAAGAATTTGAGCACTCAAGAGAATGAACAATTGCAATAAACCACCAAGGAACTTTTGTTTCTTTCTCAACTGCCTGATATCGTGCTTTTGCTTTTTGGATTGTTTGAACTCTGTAATTAATGACTGCTGAGTATTTTTTGTCTATTTGAGCAGTTTTGTACAAATTGGTGTATTCCTGCTTAAGCGCAGCATCAAGTTGAACAAGTGCAAGCAAAACACTGTCAATGTCTTCTTCTTCTGTGAATGTTTTTGGAAAATGGCTCATGACAAAATATCCACAATTAATGCAGTGTCAGATTTTGCAGTAATCCTAAGTGCTACACAAGCATGATTGATCACCATTTTTGCAGCAACAGTTTCAGATATCCATGTAGGTTGAGGATTCCCAGGATTACCAACTGAGGCAGTTAGAATATTGTTTGGACAAACTGTGGTTTCCACAATTACTTCAGTTGTGTTGCTCAAGTTCAAAACTATTGGTTGATAATTTGACCTGTATGGCACACAAAAAATTGCCCTCTTGTTTGCAGCAAGAGATATTCGTTTAGCATTGTGTTTCCAAAAGTTTGATACTGAGCTATTAGCTTGATCAGCATCAGGAGGATTGATAATTCCTAAATCATCTGCTGGCATTGGTTTTCTCCATGAGTTTTTCTAAGCATTGTTTTGAAAAATAATCAGTTCGGATACTGAGTAATTGAATTAGTGGTACGGGGTCTTGTGGAACAGAACTAAAGCAACTAAATTGTTTGAACTGTTCTGCAATTTCTGGACCAGCAGTGTTTGAAAGGTCAGTGATAATATCATACATACTCAGCATTTCAAACTCAACAGGGTCCTCAAATGAGTCGCTAAAATCTATTTGCTCATCTGACTCTGTGTCTTCAAATAGTTCCTTGAACTTGCTCATAACAAAAGTGCCTCAGCTACTTCATTTCTAATTACCCTAGTTTGTAGATACCCAGAAAGTGAGTGAGGATTCTGCTGCTCATGTAGATTGGTCAAAAAATTATCTATTGGAGCAGGTGATCCTTTGTACTTTCCATTAACTGATTTGCCCAAAGAAACAGGATCTATTCTGTCCCTAAAGTTGCTCCATTTTTTGATTTTAGGAGGCACCAGTAATTGACTACCTCCTGTCAATCTTCTCATTTCTGCCATCACTGTTTCAAGACCTAAAGGGCTTCCAATTGTAATCAGATTTTTGCAACTGTGTTGAATCTCTTTTCTGATCAAACCATCGTAAGCAATGACGCTTCCTAAACTGTGAGACAAAACAACACATGGCTGATTTGGGTCATCAGGAAGTGCTTTCTTGAATCTTTTGAGAATTTCAAATCTCATTTCCTCTTTATAAAAATAGTTATGCACATCTTTTAGCAAGTGATTTGCAGTGCCTATTTTTAGAATCTCACAAAGGATCATGTCCTTAAAAGACAGCCCCATCCTCATTTCTTGCACTACTGATAAGTCACCCCAGTAAACAAGTCGAGACTCAGGATTTTCCCTTCCAAATAAATCCAAATCCCAAGTCAGTTTTGCTGACTCGGGACTGGTGTCTATTTGGTTTATGCCATGGACATAAACAAGACGCATTTTTTATCCTCTTATGGAAGAACTTCAATGTAAGGGCAAATTGTTTTGCTTGCTCTACAAATAGCCTTGGCCACTTTTATTGCAATTGCAATGTAATCAGCACCTTTCATTTTGTCATCAGAATCATACTCAAGAAAAAATGAGTCAACCTCTTTCTCAGTCAACACTCTGTCTCCAATTACAGAAGACATGCCAATCATCAAAGCTGTGACATTTTTTCTGTCTTTTTTAAACTGTTGTCTGAGAAGATTTATTTTGAAAGCATTTTTCTTGTCCATGATTAGTCCTCTTTCTTGAATCCAACATCAGTGATAGCCCACAAGTCAGAGACTTCATTTTTCTTGAGGAACAATTTCAAAGGCATATAGAAGTAGCCTTTGTCTCCCCATTTATCACTCCAAGAATTCCGAACAATTACCCATTCTTTGATTCCTTCTTTTCCCATAGGAGTATCAAGCAAATAGCCAACTGCTGTTACTGCATGTCCTCCAAGAACAGGATCAATTAGTTGGAATTTGGGCATGGACATTACCCCAGTTTGGGACAACTCCTTGCCACTAAAAGATTGATGAACCAAAAAACCAAAAATGATCGGTTTTCCTTCTGCAAGGGCATGAAGAACGGATGCCCTGTCCTGCGGAACAGATTCATACTTCAATGCTCTGTGCAAAACTGCATTTTTGTAGCAAACGTCTTTTGGTTTTTTCTTGAAGGTTTCTTTGTCATCACTGTAAGGCCAAAGCCATTCAGGTTGAGAGCCATCTTTGATTGACTCAGGGCACACACCGTCTTTATTGACTGACTTCACACCATCCCTGATGTATGCACCGGAGTCCTCATTTACAGTATCAATCATGACTCGTTCATTGTAATAGATAAACAAACGAGACGGAACATGAGGCCAGCGATAGTTGGTTTTTATGCAAAAGTGCTCCATAGCAGCACCGATGGCATTTGCTGTACAAGAACCAAGTTGTCCTTGATCATATACTTCACCAAACAAAGAACGCATATCAACTTGCTTTTGTTCAGGGTCCGCTTTCTCTGCACCAGCAGGAAGTTTGTACACCAAGTCTCTTGGGTCTGGTTTATCTTTTAGCCAACCAAATTTTCTTTCTGAAAAATCTAACATTGTGAATACCTCATTAGTGTGTCTATCTTTTTTTGAAAATTTCAAGTGCCCAAGGGCTTATGCCTAAAATACCAGTGATGATTGCTCCACAAAACCACATAATTTGTTCTGCCATAGGAATCTCTTTTCCAAGAAAATTCCCAAGAATTAAAATCCATGGAGTGAACACTACCATGCAACCAGTAACAAGATACAAGGCAGCCTTTGCCTTAACTAAAGGCTCAGGCTCGTTTGTTGGTTTAGTGCCATCAAGTTGTTCTTGTTGTCCAGTTTTAGTCAGTTCATCATCCACTTCAGCAATCCTTATACTTATTGGCACCCTTTAATATTGTACCGCAAGCTAAGATTGCTCAGAAACTTCTTCTTCTGATAAAAGTGGCGCTGGGTTTAGCCACTCACTCTTGGCTTGTCCTGCCAAAGCAATAATCTTATTCAACCTGGTCAAAATTTCTGCCTTTTTAAGGTCTGTGCTTTTTTGAACTCCTTGGGCAACCAGAGCGAGAATCTCTTGAGTGGGGTCTGCAATCAAATTTAACGCAGACAAATTTGGTCCGTCTTCTCCAGTGGGAGCAATTTTCAAACTCACAACTACCTGAGAAATTTGACTAGGATCTGGAATTGCTCCAGCATCAGTGAGTCCTTTTCTTCGATCACTTATCTGAACAATTTCAGTTTGAATGTCATTTAAAAGTTTATCTAGTCTGTCCATTTGTTTTTCCTTTAGCCGTCGAGTTCTTTCCAGTTAAGTGAGGCCATGATCTGACCAGTGTTTCCTGCTCCATACCCATTAGACCCTTGAGCACAAATACAAAGCAAATCTTGAGTTCCTGCATAGTTTTTAAATATTTGTTCTTGCTTGTCAAATAATTGCTCAAGGTTGAGTTCATAACCACCATGGTAGCCAACCTTAATTCCACCTGCAAAATTTGCAAGCAAAGTCCCACCACTTATTGTTCCTGTAGAAGCCACATTGTACTCAAGTGAAGAATTTGAATCTACAGAAGTATAAGATGGAGATCCAGTGACAGACGGATTTAAAAGTATTTGAACATCCATTCCATCAACTCCATTACTAGCCCAACCTATTTGGAGATGTTTTAAAATAACAGGACAGTAATCAATTGTGCTTTTTACTCTCAAAAGAAATAGAGGAACATATGCAGAAACAGATAAAGCTTTGCCATCTACCCCAATACTTAGTCCAAAATTTCTTCCGAATGGTGTCAAAGGCCCATCAACAAGCAAAGCACAACCACCTTGAACTAAGGTTTTTGCTGCTGATGCTACTCCACTATTGATAATCTCATATCTAATTGGAAGAGTTCCACTTTGCATAAAAACTTCTGTGGAATTGTTATTTTGATCAATAACGTGCGCCCAAACAATTCTACCTTGAATCATCACACCAAAACGAACCATTCCAGAACCCATGTGAGTCCATTCAATTACAAACTGTTGAATCTTAGTCAAATCCAAATTGACCAAAGAATTTCCTGTTCCATCTAGTTTATCTAAATTGAAAGAGGTTTGAGAAACTAAAGTGTCTACTACTGACCCACTGACTTTATTCCTATGACAAACTTTCAAAGTTGTTCCACTAAGCACCCAGAAGTACCCATTATTGTCTGTGAATACTCCTACCCTTTGATCTGTGTTTGCTTGCCCACTACCAAGTAAAGCCGTCATGATTGCCATACAGGAACGACCTGGTTGCACAAATCCTCTTTGTCTTGACTCTCTTAAAGCCTGTGAGCCACTACTTGTGGTCACTGCAAGATCATACCGTTTTTTAGTAGAATTGTAAGTTCCACTGCCACCTGTAGCAGTAGTAGAGTTCCATAAAATAGAATCATCACCAAGGTCCAAACTTGAAGAAAACAAAACAGAAGGGCTAACCACTCTTGCCCTTCCATACTGATCAACAGCATCACTTGCCTGTGAAAATTGTGAGTAATTCAAAAAATCAGAATTACCAGGATAGATCAAATTACCCATTTCTTCCCCCTACGTACCACCAAGATGTACCGTCTTCAATCAAAACAATTGAGCATGGACCATTCAATAGCAAATCATTTGTGGTCCCTTGTATCTGAGCACTATTTCTGCTGATTGTTACATCAAAATTTCCAGTAACTACAATTGTGATTCTACTATTAGCAGAACTTGCCATTGCAGGAAGTGTGCCAGTTCCCGCTGCTGTTACCACATAACCATTGTCTCCAGCATTGATGTTAAATGCTCCGCCAGCAACTACAGTGCGGTTATATCCTGCCCCCCCTCCAGAGGTGGGAGCAATCGCAAACACCCTCCAGTTTGCACCATCACTGATAAAGTAATATCCACTGTAAGCAGTTGTGAGTGTTTGTCCTGTAGATCCGTTTGCGTTTTGAGCACTGGTATAAAGAATATTGATTGTATTTGCAGAAACTTCTTTCACTACCAATATGACTGCACCAGCATGACCAACAGCAGTAGGAAGAGTAAAATCCTTATTTCCGCTTGTAGAATCAATTTTATTCAGTGTGTTGTAGTTAGCAGTAAAACTAGCAGAAGAAGAAGACACAACAGTAAGAGCTTCAAAACCAAATCTAGCGACTTCTACATAGTTTGCACCAACCAGGGCATACAAGACTGATTGAGTTGTGTCAACAAAAACAATGTCTTTTCCGTCTTTGTTTTGAATATTTCCTGTCCCATGTTTTAGTGTTACAATGCGAGAAGCATTAGTCAGTTGAACCAAAACAAAATTGACAGAATTAGTTGTAGCAATGGTGTCACAATTTTGAGTTCCAGCACCACCATTGGTGTCTAATTTCACCCATGCTTTTGTAGGAGTTGCAGAATTTGAGCCATTAAGAGTCAGTGATTCAATAGTATTTGAACCAAGCATTTTTGCCACAAGAGCACTTAAACTGGTCACTGAAGAACTGACTGTATCAACTTGTCCTTTTGATGCAATGTCATCAACAGCACTTCCATCAGCAATTTTTGCTCTACCATTTGAATCTCGTTTTACAACAGTCAAATTAGTCAAACTACTTGTAGCAGCATCAGTAACTGTTTTTGCAGATGTAGCATCACTTGCAACTGCATCTAATTGAGATTTGATTACAATATCTCCATTAGCACTTCCAGCAGCTACTTGTGCTCTACCATTAGCATCTCTTCTTAAAAGAAGATTTGCTCCAGCACTAGATGAAGCAGTTGCAAGATCAAGACTGTTTACCGTAATTTGTGATTGAAGAGTTGAGTCAGCAGTGTCCATTTGCCCTTTGTTCACAATATCATTGCTAGAGCTTCCAGCAACAACTTGTGCCCTACCACTGGCATCACGCTTCATCAAAACAGAAGATGTGGCAGCACTTGTGGCATTATTTAACTGCGTAGTGTGACCTGAAACAGTTGAGTTAGTTGAGTTGATTGCAGAAATGCGATCATTTATCTCAGTTTGCAAATCAGCTACAGTTGCAAAAACCCCTGCTATACAAAAAGGAGTGATAGCTTTTGTGTTATCAACTCCATCTGTTGTTTCTTCAGGAGTAGCAAATTCCACAACTCCTTTTTGAGTAGTGGTGGCATCAACAATTGTATTGATCACTACTTCCCAGGTTGTTCCACCAATGGTTTGATCTGTGGCTGTGCATTTATACTCAGTCCCACTGAGTTGATCATATGCTCGCATACCAACGTAAGCAGCAGATTTCACTCCATTAGGATTGCCATCTAAAATGATTGGCACAAGTGCATCAATGTCAGTGAAAACATCTAACGCTTGTCTATCAGCGTCTAAATCTAGTGAGTAAGTCATTTACTTATCCTTTTTTGGTTTAGACACAAGTGCTTTTAAATCAGACACACTGATTGAATTGAGAATCTGAAGTTTCTCATCAAGATCCTCATTCAATTGTTGGAGTTTTTGATATTGTGCTTCTAGTTCATTTGTTCTAGCAGGATTGGAATTAAAAAATGCTCCTGAAACAGGACATCTGGAAAACCCAGAAATCACATTTTTATTGGACGTAAATAATGGCTTGTTTTCATTCATGATCTTCTACCTATCTTGCAATGACTCTGACTTTGCTTATGGACGGAGAAAGGTGAGGGGAAGATGTGGACATTTCAATCTTCACTTTCCATGTTTGTTTCAAGTTTCCAACTCCAGCATCATAATAATAGTGACGCTGAATTTTTGTGTCAGAAATGTTGATCCTATCTGCAACCTGCTCAGTCATGCTCACATAAGCACCACCATCCAATTTTGCTTTCACAGCAATTGCTGTGTTACCTGGAATCTCGGTGTCCACATAACAAGAAAAATACCTTGAGTTTTGAGCAGGTTGAGTGACCAATCTGTGAACATAGGCTCCTGCGCTTTGATATAGAAATCCATCTAAAGAAGGGTTATCAATCAATACAGGACACATTGTCCTTGTGTTTTTCATTTTCACTCTTAAGTGAATGGTATCAAACTCTCCACCAAGATCAGTGTCTACCATTGGGAACATATCTGACCACGTATCTCCTGCATCAAGAGAGTACTGATGAGTGACCTTTGTACCTTCACCAAATTCTTTGAAAGGAACGCTAAAACAAATTTGTCCAACAGGATCATCAAATACCTGAGCGCCTGTGGTCAAAATAGTCTCAGTGTCATCAAAAACACAAGTATTTAGTTTGAATTTTATATCAGTTCCAGAAAGTGGATTCCAAGATTTTGTGTCTGCTGATTCCAAACAAACTCCTGTGGCAGGGTTTTTTGTTATCAGCACACCATTTGTGTCTTTTTGTCCAAGAACTGCTGTCCAAATAGAAGCAGCATTGTCTTCAGTAATTACAACAAAAGCATAGTCTTTTCCACCTTCTAAGTAGACAGGGCTATCAAAACTGAATTTAGTTGCTACAGAAGCGTTATTTGATCCTGTTATGTCCGCAGCCTCTATCCACTTTGTAGTGAGGTATTCTGAGCTTGGGATTCCATTCGTGACTTCTGCAATTGCTACTCCAACAGGGCTATCTGATGGAGCGACGTTAAAGTAAAGTTCAATTGAAGACACTCTTTTATCCTCAAACACAGAAAATGTTTGAGCTAGAGGATCTACTACATATGCAGGAAGGAAGTAGAACATCAAAAGAGAAAAATATGGAGACACTTCATGGATTATCCGCGCATTTTTTTCTATATCAGTAGAAGACCTATTTACGGCAAGAGCTACACTGTGAATAACATCTCCGCTCACTACAGTATTCATTGAAGTGTAAGCAGCAAGAACTGCTATGGCATCTTCTACATCTTGAACTGACAGAGTGATTCCATTGTTTACCGCTTCTGCAATACCAGCAGCAACCATATGTCCAACACTTTGCCATGCCCACTGAGCAATTAACCACCAGGTAGAATAACCTCCTGTTCCAGTTACAGGAAGCCCAAGTGTGTCACACATGGCCCACGGAGGAGCAATCCACGACCATGACCAACCATTGAAATTTGGAGCAACTTTTACAGTCAAGTTTACGTACTCCATATTAGGAGTAGCTACGTAATTTGCAGTTGTATAGGATTGAATCCTAGTTGAATCATCAGGGTCCAATCCAAAGAACTCAAGTTTATTCAAACCAGCAGTGACTGTGGATGGAATAGAAACTGTTGCTGTGAATCTTCCTTGAGAATCAGCTTTCACTGTTCCAGGGTAATTAGGGTCAGTTTCTTGAACAGTTCCACCAGTTGCAGTTAGAGCAGCTTTTGTTCCATTAAAGGTGCAACTAATGAATCTTTCATTAGGACCAAAGACTGAGCCACTCACAGTGAGAGATCCTGTTGCTGGAGTGTTTCCTGCAATAACTACTTTTGTGTTTCTTATTATTTGTGCCCAGTTATTTGATTGAACTGTTGTGCTTTCAGCAGTCACAACAGCAGTAGCCAGAGGATTATTTCCTTGACTATCAACAATTGCATCTGTCCAACCAGTTGCAGTCTTAACTTTATTCTCGTACCAAGGGGTTTCAGTAGATAAAGAACTCAAACCTAGTTTAAGAGCAAGTGGGCTTTTAGGAGTAACGTTTGCAAGCAATCTACAATGTGCCATGTCCTGAATATAGAAGAAATCACTCTGATACTGAGTAGTCAGAGTCAATGCTTGAGGCAAAATTCTTGAATTGTAAGGGTCACTTAAAACTACTTTTGCTCTAGTGTTTATCTGACCATATTTATTGATCACCCTTGCAGAAGATGAAAATGGCTGACTTATTGTCACTTCTTCTGTAAAATCAGGAATCCAAAACTGCTCCATTTTTGTTGCAGCACTAGAACTCAGTGTAGGAGATTTTTGCTGTAATGTTCTCGGAAGTTCACAACTTTTATTTAGTGGATTGTGAGTCAAAGCAAAGTCAGGATCAGATATGTCCATCAAATCCCTAGTCTCACAAGAATCCGCAAACACACCAATCTTGTCAGTTGCAGTTGGCTGATTTATCACACTTTGGGTAAGTTGAAATTGAGCTTGGTTGAATAGAACATCATTCAATGTTCTAAGCATGTCTCTCAACTCAGTCACCAATAAAGTGACATTATCGTAGTATTCTAAAACAACATCTGAAGCTCGCGCCTCTGCCGGAAGATTCAATTTGACAATTGGAAGATGTGTAGAAGAAATTGCCGGAAGATCAGGAGCAAGAGACGGTGTTCCCTCAACTATACTGAAAATTCCAGAAACATCCCACACTAAAATATCTCTTCTGGGAAGTGCATAAACATAATCCATGTAAAAAACTGAGTTGTTTACAGGATGAGTTCCTGTTGTATCAAAAGAGATGTTATTTTTGAAATTGACTGTCACATTGTTAGGAGTTTTTGTGGGAGTCAAGTCATACAAAATATTTCCTGAAGAGTCCCTGAAGGAGTCCCTTGCAACATAATCACCTTCTGTGGTGTGAGTCCAATACTCATAATTAACAAGCAAATTGGTTGTGTTAGGAATATTACCACCAAGAACAGTTACAACCCCACTATGAGTTGCAACTGAATAATCAACTCCTTCTTCATACACTACAGAGTGATCTGCTTTTTCAACTTTTGTGATTCTGACAAGATCAGAATGAGCAAGAGTAAAAGCTCCTGCTGCAACAGTTTTGGCCTCAGCAGTCACAGCAGTTTGAGTCCTGATACCTTTTGTCAAATTTTTTGTGTATTGAACTACTACTGAATAAGTAGAACCACCAGAAGGTTGACTTCCACCAGGAACCCACTGAATTACTCCTGAACCCAAAGTGTAGTCAGTTCCTGGTGTGTAGGTTCCATGACCAACATCACTAACAGAAACAATTGTGTAAGTGGGCTGATACTGAGAAGGAATTGAGTCGGCACCATTTACGGTATTGCCCCTAGTCAAATTGAACGAGGGGGACTGAAGGGTTGCTTGAACTCTAGTCATTTCCAAAATTGGAGGAACATCCAAAATATAAACTGATGTTCCAGTCAGATATGTTTCTGGCTCACTTAGTCGATCAGTTCCTTCAAGTGGTCTTCTCAGTGTCAATCTAGCTTGCTGATTTTCTCTTCTGTAGCCATTGATGTAACCAATACCATTATGAACGCTCAATAAAATATTTTGAGCAGCAATGTCCGCAGGGTCTTTTAATTTCAATTCTGGACGAATAGCCAAGTAAGAACCACTGGTTTCTCGTGTTCTTTGAGCCATCAAAGCAATGATCTGATCAATGATGCCATTATCTGCACTTGGTTCTTCTACAAGCTGTCCATCTTGAAATACACAAATCTGAACTGCTTTAGGATCATTCAGAACATACTCTTTTGTGTATTTAAATCGTTTGGCAGCAGGCAGATTGTAACCCTCAGCACCATATGCAGGGTCAAGAAGATCTGGGTCATCATTTTCATCAATAGTTTGAAGATCAAACTTGAGTGAGATGATTTCTTTTCCAATTCCAGTGATTGCTATAGTTGTTAATGGAACAGAGTGCCAATCACCAAGGGCGTAAACTTCTCCTGCACCAATCGTCACTAAAATCTCATTATCAACAAATGCCTGTGATATCTGAATTTTTTTAGAGAACTGTCCTTCTTTGAAAATTTTTGATGTGTGCTTTTCGAGAAGGTAAGAAAAAATCCTCTGCAAGTCATTCAACTCAGCAGCTTGCAAAAAATCAGTAGGCTCAAATCCAACTCCTACCCACTCTTTAGAAGGGGCATAGTTTGAATAAAATCCTTCAGGAAGATTAAGTGACATGGCAACTCCTTAGTATTGATAGACTTGGAAATAATCTTGTTCATTTCCGGCATTTATTGGCTGAGGTTTGACGTACTCTAAACTTTCAAAAACTCCCCAGTTAGAAACGTTTGCTGAAGGAAGGTAGGTGTCTGCTTCATGTCCTGCTGTAGCAACTAAGCCAGTAGTCCATGCAAGTTTTCTATAAAAGGAAACACCAGACACAAGATCATTATCAATAGTGGCTGACAGAAATACATAAACCGCTCCTGTCCATGCAAGAATGTCAGCATTTGTGGTCAATTCTGAAAACTCTTTAGTCACAAAAGTACCTGGAGTAGCACCAGGTACTTTTGCTTTATAAATTCCACCAACTGCTTCTTTGACTATTCTGACTGTAGCTTTTACAGCACAGAACTTATCAGCAATATCTGTTTGAGTGGTTGGAACTGCTGGAGGAAGTGACTCATTGTCCCATGGGGTTAAGCCGCCTAATACTATGTAAGTATTAGAGCCGCTTTGTCCTTTAAAACGGATGGCATCCATTTTCCTGTGATTTGGTTGTAAGCTCACTTTACCTTCCCCCTTTTTCTACTATTATGGCACTTATGGAGTGCGTTCTTCAATAGTACAGCTTGGAATATCTCGATACCACAGTGTAGATGGGTTTTGTCCTCTATTTCCCATCGCTATGTATTTAATCTCCCTCAAAGTTCGACCAGCAAGATCCCCAAGTGGAATTTCTCCAAAACTCATGTTAGTGGTTTGGATGGACATAATCTCTCCATCATCCTCTGCATAGACTTTTTCATAATCACCATTCAAACCAGCCTTCCATTTAAAAAAGCACTCTTCAGGATAACCAGTTGGGTAAACATGCATAAAAGAATCTTGGGCAATAGTTCGGTAAGAATAGTTGAATGACCTACTTGGAGCAGTTTGTCTAATCCATGTGTGACCAACCCAACTAAAGCTATAAATTTGATCAAGCATACAACTAGGATCTGAAAGTCTAAATCCATTGCTCAGACCTTTGTATTTTCTGAAACTGTAAAAATACGCTCTGCGTTTTCTGTAATAACCAGATTTGTCTTTTTCAATTTCTGGATCTAGTTCAGCAATATAGTAATTTCTGATTTTTATAAATCTCTTCAATCCAGCAGGATGAATTGAATCAAGCATCAAAAACAAATATTGCCAGTTATCAACTAACTGACCTTGAAGAACATCAACTACATAAACAAAACGAGCGTAATATCTTCCATCTCTAATTCTCGCTAAATTGCTATTTTTAAAAGCAAGTTTTCCTTGAGTAGAAGCACCACCACTTAAACGAGTTCGCAGAACATCAAGCTTGAGAATCAAATCTTGAGGATAGTACACTTCAATCTCTGAGCCAATCAAAGCTCCTAAAAATTGATAAAGAACTTCAGTTCCTTTATGTCCAAACCATCTTTTATTTTCTCGCAAGAACTCCTGCATCGGGAATCCTTCAAGAACAGGAACATTGAATCCAATTTCTTGAGCTATCAATTCTAAATATGCACTCTCTTCCAAATCCTTTATGTCAGGTATGTGGTTAATCATGTATCTTTGACATGCAAGCAAATGAGACATCACTTGCACAAAAACATTATTCTCAAGAATGATTTGAGCATTACCAAAAGCCTGCGTGATGATTTTAGCTAATAAAGCTAAATCATCTTGGTACTCTTCTGTCTCAACTATCTCATCCCAGTTTAAAAGTTGCATTAGGCATAGCTCGCATTAATAGTCAATTTTGTGAGAACAAGTTTTTGCATACTACCTAAAATAATGTCATCACTATTTGTAGTATAGAAAAGTTTGCATTTTTGATCAGCCATTTGATTTGTGAACCCAAATGCTCCAGAAACTACTTTAGATGCCCCATCACCAGTAAATAATACTGTATTGTCAGCTTTTTTCAATGTGCAATTTGTCAAATCATAATTGCTAATTAGTGGGATTGAAATTTTCCCTCCTTGTGAGTAAGCAAAAGAAGTAATGTTGATCGTTTTTTGTCTTGCCCATACAGCACCAGGGATTCCTTTGACTGCCGAGAGCGTGTCAGATTCATATAGATTGCTTTCTATTTTCATTGCTGCAAAAACATCAGCAATCACATTATCAACTGCGTTTCTTGCAAAAGAAAGATCTGGAACTATTGAAGGATCAAATCCTGCATCTAGTTCCAACTCTAATTCAGCAACAATAGGTGGTTTGACTATCACAGAAACAGTGAGCATATTCTTTGCTGTAATTGTGTCTCTAACTTGTTGAAGCAAATCCGGTGCTACAGTGTATGGATCATCTCCTGCAACAATTATATGGACCTCTCCATACCTGCTAATTGTTTGCCCAGGAATCACTTTTGATTCATTCAAATCTTGGATAGTTTGCAAGACAGCTTCATAGTCCTCTTTTGTTACTATCCTTCCTTGAGTGGTGTAGAACTTTGAAGCATTTTTCTTTATTGATTCAATTGACTCAACATCTTTTCCTCCTGAAGAAACATCAATAGTTTGTCCAGTGAATGAATTAGTGACGTTTTGATTTAGTGAGTTATAAATTGAAGTGACAGGAACTATAGGATAGCCACTTACAGGAATGTTTCCTTTCTTCCCGTCTGTCAAGATTCCTGTTATCTCAATGATGCTTCCTTGCTCAGGTTGTCTTGTGCCCACATTGGCACCAAAAGTAATGACTTGTCCTTTTGCTCTTTCATCAAATTTGTAGGACTTTTCTTCAGTGATGCCTATAAAAGAATCAGTTTTTTCCCATTCCTCGTTATCTACTTTTACAACCAAATTTGCCACATTTAGTGGAAGTGTTATTCCCATCCATGCAGCACCTGTAGCAGTTTTTGTAAGTGAATAAGGTGATCCTTGCACCAAAGAAATTTCAAGCTCAGTTTGATTAGGAGGAACCACTATTGGGGACAAGCATGTAAACGGCAAATCATTGATCAACCACAAAGAGTTTTCATTTATCTCAATTTGAGAATTAAATGCAGGGAAAGTCAATCTCACTGGCACAGTGGCAGGAGTAGCAGCAGCTATTGGGTAATTTAAACCCTGTGCAAGTCTAACGGCAGCCTCTCTTGTTCTGCAAAAGGACAAAAACATTTCTGATGCTTGTTGATCAGTCCAATACAGATGACGGTCAAGAATTCCGACAAACGTTTTTATCAAAGCATAGCCAATGTCTGAATCTAAAAAATCAGTCCATTGTTGATCAGTAAGACCTGGAATTATTGCTTTGACATTTGCCAAAATATCTTGCGGGTCTTTTCTGCTATAAGAAAGAATTGGAAGTGCATCACTCATTTATTTTACCCAAAAAATCTATTACCGTTATAGCTAAAAATACTTGCAGAAAAAACTTGTGCATCATTCATCGTTAGTCGTATGTCTACAACTTCTTTTTTAGTAGTGCCCTTAAAAAGGAATTGCAAAATAATCACAACTACATTTTCATATGTGTAATCAACATCAACTCTCTCAACAATTATTTGAGGAATAAATGCCTTCAATGCCTCTTCTGTGGCTTGCTCAAGTTCGTCTTTTAAATCTCTAGTTTTTGCCTCATGCAAGAGATAGTACAACATAGATCCAAAATCTGGTTGGTCCATCCTTCTTCCAACAGGAGTGGTAAGACACACCATGATATTTTGCAGAACTTTGTTTACCCCAACTTTAGTGTTGAATCCAAGCTCATTCCTTGTAAATGTTTGACTCAATCCTTGACCATAGCGTTTTTGTAATTCATCGGGAATATTTACAGTAGGGGCAGGAGTTTGGGCACTGGTTTTTTGAGTGAGTGTTTTTGTGTAGTCTATGCCCATGCTAAATCACTCCTGAATATGAGGAAGGAACATATGCAGTGGTGTAGTCAATTGGACTTGTCGGAATGAATAAAACCCTTTGAGGAATAATTTCTTTTATTGGGTCTTTCAAACTGTTGTAGTCAGCAATTGTTCTCCACAAAGAAACATCATCCAAGTATTTCCATGCAATCAAATCAATTCTGTAGCTTTCATTTTGTTGGACAGTATGAATCATCACTTTTCCAGAATAATACAGTGTGGCAAAACACAAACCAAGACATTCATTTCCTGGTTTAGGTGCAAATTTTTCATACCATTTTATTCGTGCCATGATTTTCTCTAAAATGAAAGTTTGGAATAATTTCTTGTTGCTATCCAATCATCAAGACTGACGTTTTGAACTTCTACTCCTATAAAAGTCAGACTTGCTGCACCAAACATACTTGCTCCTTCAGGAGTCCATGTGTTTTCTACTCCGCTATCACAACTCACTGAAGACAAAACACATTTCCAATTTTTGAAATCTTTTCCAGCAGTGACTTTACAAAGAGGAGGAGGCTTAACTCCAGGTTCTACAGGAAAAGTAAGTGAGGTAAGTGACTTTAAAACGTCTGCTACATCAGCAATTGCATCTTCAAATGCTGCAAAATTCAAAGTGACAGTAAGTGTGATCACACTTGAGTTTGCATACGTGATTATTGGGGATGACCTTCCCATTATTTCAGTTTGATTGAAGTTTGCAGTTTTATCCCACTTATACCCACCATTTAGCAATGAGGTTCTCAAAGTAAATTGCTCAGTGACTAATTTAAAAAGCACTGGGTCTTTATTTTGGGATTGGACCCCACCTGTTAAAACTGTTTGAGCCATTATCCTACCTCAACTGTAGCTGCACCGATTGAAACAGTGTGCCCACAACTTGCTAAATCCCCCACTCTCACTACAGGTAGCCCTTCGGCTAGAACCAACGTGCTTCCTGTCACTATCACAGAAGAGTTGTGTGGAGCAATTCCATGAGGAGCAACTGTGTCTCCAACTACACTCAACGGCAGTCCTTCAACAAAAACTGTGCTGCAACCTGGACCGGTTATTGTTCCACCCGCCAAAGATTCACCAACTTTTGCTGCATTTGGCATTATCTGCCCCCTAAATTGTCACCCATTCTATTTTGAATAATTTTGGGGTCGTCTTTTTCTTTTGTAAGAATCACAATTTCAATTTTTGATTCTGGTTGTTGTAATTTGTATTGTTGAATAATTCGTTTTATCCTAATCATTAAAAGTTCTTCTGAAGATCTTGGACGCATGAATCTTGGAATATTTTGCAAACCTTCTGGGCAATTTGCTGCCTCATCAATTGAATTATGCTCATGGCTACAAAGACCTTTAGGTCCACAAACAGGATCATCTGACCTAACTGTTCTGCGATACTTCCCAGTAGGTTCACCATTTTTGATAATCTCAAGAATCTCGTAGAACTCAGCCATGACCCAAAACCTCTCACCTTCTCTATTTTAAGGCATAGAGCACTAATTTAGTGAAATAATCGCTCCATTTATTGTAACTGAGGCACCATCAAGTGAAACAGGACCACCACTCAAGAGAGTAATGTTAGAAGCAGCCTGAACATCAAACGCAGATGCAGCAGTTACCTGAACTGTGGTTGCATCTTGAGTGATCATTGCTCCTGCAATCAAAGCAACGTCTTGAACAGCGTCAGCAATTATTCCTTCTCCAGCAGTCAATCCAATTCCTATTCCGGCCGTACTTCCTATATTTTCTAAAGCATCACTGTAAATAGACCCAACTGTAGAATTGATATTCACATTTCCAATAGTGCACTGGGCAGTCAAATTGATTCCATCAAATAACAGGCAACCTCCTTGTAGATCAGCATCAAACGTTTGTCCAACTGTGAGTCCATCAGGATTAGTCACTTCTGCTCCTGTAGAAGTCACAGTTGTTCCATCTATTGCATCAATTGAACCACCTTTAGCAGACACCAAAGACGCTGAACAAGTGACTTGAGAATCTCGTGATTGAAGAACACAACTGTCTGCTCCATCAATCGTGCTTTGTGAGCAAATTATTTGTGAAGATGTAGCTTGAATAGTTGAGCCATTATCAATTAGATTTGAAGAATCGGCCGTCAAGTCACTACATTGTTTTGTTACACCAAGCCCAAGCTCAGTAACAGTCACTTTGTTGAAGTTTGCAGTGGAGCCAAAATACTGACCGCAACTATCTAAAGTCACATCTGAGCCAGTGCAGTTATTAGCAATGATTGTAGAACAATTATTGAAAGAGATTGTAGTTCCTAAATCACCATCATCAATATTGAGAGTTCCACAATCTTCCATGGTTGATTCTTGAGAATTGACTTCAACTAAATTACACAACTTGCAATTTGTTATAGTCAATTTTTCTACAGTAGTGCCAAACATCCTCAAATTTCCAAAAGTATCGGCAGTCAACTCCTGTCCATCACCACCAATAATTTCTAGGATTG